TATCAGACCTTCAGAAGAAATATCTCCTTGGCGATGGGGTGAGCTTTACGTAAGCGTTCCGATGTCGGCGGCGGGGAGCCGGTGGGATAGTAACGATGCCGCTTTCTTGCGTGAGATCATGGAGGCGTTCGCTGACCCGGAGGTAAACGAGATAACGTGTATGTGCTCCGCTCAGTCCGGCAAGACACTCACTCAGCTTGTCCTACTCGCTTACATCATATCGGAAGACCCCGGAAGCATCCTATGGGTTGCCGCTAACGAGGATGAAGCCCGTAAGATTAGCAAGAGCCGTATCTTTCCGATTCTTGAGGGGTGTCCCCCCGTGGCGAAGAAAATCCCGAACGACCGTTCGCTCAATACGATGCTTCAAGTTTATTTTCCCGGTGGGATGCTTGCGATCGCCAGTGCGAAAAATGAGAATGCCTTACGTTCCACGCCTTACCGGTATATTTTCCTTGATGAAGTGAGCAGTTACCCCGCCGGAGCCGTTCAAGTGGCTTCAAGCAGAACAGAATCATTTCCGAACTATAAGAAGATAGTAATTTCTACTGCCGGAGAAGAACACGACCAGATTCATTTAGCATACCTCGCCGGAGATCAAAGGGAGTATCACGTTAAATGCGAGGGGTGCGGTGGGCATCATTCTCTCGAATGGGGGGATAATAAGCATCCCGGCGGTATGCGGTGGGATAGTGACGACACTACGAAACCTAACGGCGAGTATGATTTCACAGTCCGTTCCCCTACGATTCGCTACGAATGCCCGATATGTGGGCACAAAACCTATTCAACCGTCCGTGAAAGAAAGGCTTTCTCTCGTAACGGTAAATGGGTTCCGACTAACCCCAAGGCTCCCAAAAATATCCGCTCCTACCATTGGAACAAAATCCTACCGTGGTGGACGAAGTGGGATAAAGCCGTGATCGAATATCTAAACTCGGTTCGTGCATTGAAATATGGACACCATGAGGCTTTGAAGAAGTGGTATAACGAGACTCTAGGGAAGCCGTTTGAGGACCGTTTGAAGTATGCCGATGAAGAGGATTATATTTCAAAGTGCGTTGCAAATTACGATCCGCTTGAGCCGTGGCATGAGGAAAATCGTAGGTTTATGACGATAGACGTTCAAGGTAAGGGAGGGCGGCATTTTTGGTATGTCATTCGTGCGTGGGCTACCGGTGGGGAGAGTCGCTTAATCAGCTTTGGTAAGGCGTGGAGCGTGGAAGAGCTTAGAAGCATTGCATCTACCTACAACGTGCATCCGGGGCACGTAGGGATTGATACCGGTCACTTTACATCGGAAGTCTATGGTTACATCATGGATAGCGGAAGGCTCCCTAACGGCGATTATTCTTGGAAGGCGATGAAGGGGGACAAGGCGAAGGGTTACAACCTTGAGGGTGTTCTACAGCCTTACACTTTCAGCTATGTTGATCCCTACTTGGGCGACCAAGTAGGGCGTGAGAAGCAAAGGGTTATCCCGATACGGCAAATCCTTTTCTCAAAGAATACGCTTCTCGACCGTATGGAGATTTCAATGCGTGGGCTTTCCGCTCCGTGGTTATTACCGCCGGAGGTAGGGCAAGAGACTCCTTTCGGGTTCGATAGTGGTGAAATGCACGAATATAAACTCCAAGCGACCGCATACCGCCGTAACAAGACGTTCGATAAGCAGGGGCAAGCATCCTACGTGTGGACGCAGATTCGACCGGACGATCACTTGTCTTCATGCGAGCGTATGAACATGGTTTGTGCGATGGTGGCAGGGCTTCTTGAGGCTCCCCAAAAATAATTTAAAAAAAGTTACATACTCTACCTTTACAAGTTCGTTTTTTTATTCGATAAGTGTTATTCATGGAAAGGAAAGATAACCCATTGATTGCAAAAAGAGCCGTTGTCGGCTTCGATTGGGATTCCATTGAAAGCGGTGCTGATGAGCCTTTCGAGGACTTTGACTATGACCGCATGGATGGAGATTCTGGTTTTGAAAGTAGCTGTGACCGTAGGAAAGAATCTAAAGAACAACATTTAGATGTTCTTGAGTTTTCAAGAAAACTTATCCGCTATATCCGGTCGAAACCTAGAGCCAGACTTACCGTAGATTGCCTATGTATTGCAATCGGTGATTCAGAGGTAGAAGGAGTGAGTATGACCGAACTCGCCGTATATCACGGAATCACTAAAGCCGCTATTTCAAAGCGTGTGAAAGAAATTCAAGAAGAACTACATTTACCAACAACTCGATACAATAAATCAGATGCCGCAAGCAGAACTTACGCCCTCAGAAACAGAAGCCAACTTTCTATTCCCGGACTGGAATAACATTTTCGGTAGCAAGGACGAAATCATTCTCGCTTCTAAAACTGAAATTCAAAAGAAACAGGAAGGCATACGCATAAGTGAAAAATGCGTATTGTGTGAAAACGGATTGGAGATCACCGGTGACTTGGAGTATAACGAATGGCTCCCCATTGGCTCTAAATTGGTCAAAATAGGTAAGGGCATCATGTGGGCAATCGGTGATTGGCTCGCTTACGGTCAAGCCTATTATACTGATAGCGTTTGGGGCAAGAGGCTCCCTGTCGGTCTCACTGAAAAGGTGGCAGAGGCTACGGGGATGGCAGAGGGGACTATATCGTGTGCAAAGTATGTGTGCTCTAAAATTCCTCGTTCAATTCGTAATGAAAAACTAACTTTTTCGCATTACAATGAGATCGCTTGCCGTTGCAACCCGTCAGAAATTGAAATGTGGGCTGATCGTTCGGCAGAGAAGAATTATTCCGTAAGAGCGTTGCGTGAACAGATTCGCTTGGCGAAGAAAGAATGCGAGTTCGAGCCGGACATGAAGGGGGTTTCTACGATAGTTTTCAAGGCAGATCAGTTTTCGAGAGACTACATGAACGATTCCCGCTCCGGTAAAATCAATCGTGCAATGGCGAAATCTATGCTCGAAACATTGAAGCCTGTCTTTGAGGACTTAGTTGCTCGAACACGCTGAAATAGCGGTCAACTGTTGACATACGGTAATTTGCATCATGGCAGATGCAGATTCAGATTGGGCAGTAATTTACAGAGAATACTCGACACCGGAGCTAGAAAGTGAAGTCACTTGGCTCAAGACTCAGTTGCGTAACCCATTCAACGCACAAACGGAAGGTTCACGTTCATATTCTCGTTCGATGTCGGAATTGAGACAGCGTTTGCGTCAGGCTTATGAAGTTCTCAACGAACGTGCGAACCGTAACCAACGCTTCCACGGGACGGTAGATTTTAGCGGAGTCGGTCAACCTTAAACTACGATGCACTACCTTCAAAAGCCTCAACCGGTTGACGATTTACCGCCGGGTTCCATTATCCTAACCCCTTCAATGCAGTTCGACATTCGTAAGAATGGCAACGGTAAATTACACCTTTTCGGATACGATGCGGCGAATCCCGGTAAAGCAAGAGGTCAATCCGGTGGACTTGCGAAAAACTCAAGCACTCGCTCCGCAAGGATGCAGAATGACAGGGTTAAGCTCATGTGGGAAGCCCGTGACCTTGAGCGGAATATGCCGATTATCAGGGGTTGCTTGGACCGCATGGAAAAATACGTGTGCGGTCAGATTCAATACAAGGCGAATACCGGCGACACGGATACGAACATTGCGTATCAGGAATACTTTAATGAGTGGGCAGAATCAAAGGCAGACGTTACCGGAAGATTTGATTTCCGTATGCTTGTCGCACTCGCTTACCGCTCCATGAAGAGAGACGGAGATTTTGGATTTGTTGAAGTTTTCGATGAAGGGGATTACCAACTACAAGCAATAGAATCTGACAGAATTGGCGATCCTACGAAACCGTCACTTCAATCGAATCCTCTTTTTATATCGGGAATAACGATAAACGACAAAGGGAAACCTTTGGATTACGAGTTATTCAAACGTGACCAATACGGCAAATACACAAAAGAGGCGAATATCGAATCGAAGAACTTCATTCATATTTTCAAGCCTTCCAGAGTAGATGAATACCGTGGTGTGTCGTGGTTCGCCCCGGTGATCGGACAAGCAAGAGACCTCTACGAGACATTCCAGTTTGAACGTGGTGCGGCGAAATGGGCGGCTTCCATTACCGGTGTCGTTCGTAGCGATAAACCTAACGCATTAAAGGGAGCGGCACACGTATTCGATGGACTCAATACTGACGGTTCCAAGAGTTTTACGGCAGAGGCGAATAAGATTCTCGCACTCCAAAGCGGTGAAAGTGTTGACGTGTTTTCCGCTCCTAATCGTCCGTCCGGTGCGTTCATGGCACTTATCGAAGCCACGGTTTCGGACATAGCAATGGGACTCGACTTGCCGATAGGATTTTTCGATATGCGGAAGTTTGGCGGTGCTACCGCTCGTTTGGAAATCCAACAGCTTCAACGCAGTATCAATCTCGACCGTAGGATACTTGAATACAAGGTACTCAACCGTGTGAAAAACATGGTGCTCTCAATCGGCATTTCTAAGGGTGAAATTCCTCCTAGTCAGTATTGGCGTTCCGGTAAGTGGAATTACGGTGCTTCAATGACTGCCGATATTGGATACCAGACAAACGCAGACTTGGCGTTACTCTCAGCAGGCATTCGCACGAAGACGGATATTATCGCAGAATACACCGGCGAAGAATTTGAGAACGTTATCGAGACCTCCACGGGTGAGGTTAATTTCATTCGCAAGACGTGTGCAGAGCAAGAGGTTCCAATCGAAATCGCATTCCCGCAAATGGCAAATGCTTCCCCGATGTTTGCAGATATGGAATCCGCAAAGAATCCTCCCCCGCCCCCGGATCCAAGCATTTCCGGTATCGGAGAAAAGGCGGTCTCACAAATCGCAGAATTACTCGAAAAGGTAGCGACCGGCATTATGCCGAGAGAAGCGGCGATTGAGCAGTTAATGACTCTTTACAAGGTGGACCGTAGAACAGCCGAGTTAATTGCACCAGAGGCACAGCCTCAGCCTCAACCGGAGCCAGTTCAAGACGTTCAACCTCAGAATAACAACCAGAAACAACCAGTAAAACAACCAGAAACAACCAGTAAAACAACCAGAAACAACCTGTAAAACAAAATGTCTAAGATGAAAGAGAACCTCGAAAAACAGCACACTAAAAGATGGTTTCGGATTTACAATACCGTAGTCGCTTGGACGATGTTAATAGTGGTTGTCGCATTTATCGGGATGACCACTATCGCAACCGTGGCTAACGCTTGGACGTGGTGGTTTGGAAAGTAAAAAAGAATGCTCCCTACTCAGGCACAGAAAGACGCAGGTAATTACCGTAAGAAACACGTTCGTTTCTGTGGAATGTCGGTTACTGTAGAAAGCCCAAGGGGAACCTCTCGAAGTGGC